CCTAATTGAACTGCGGAAGCCATCTTATACTTCCTATATAGATATTATTTTCCGTCCGATTTACATTAGACGAGAAGCGAGGGATTTCTTACCGCCCGAAGCACCGCCCGTGCCGTAGCCCACTGCTTGTGCCCCCGATTTCACCTTGCCGAGAAAGCCCGACTCTGGGAGCATACCCGTAATAGCCGATACGAGAGGCTTGGTGCTGGAGTAGATGTCTTTCGCCTTAGACAAGATGTTGCCGAGAGCCGAGAACGAGAAGCCACCGACCATACGGTCAAGCTCTGAACGAACACCCATTGGGGCAAGAGGGGCAGAGATGATGTCTTGCTCTGACAGAACGCCCTTAATGATACGGGACGAACCACGGATAGACTCAAAGAAGCCCGAGTTCGCAGTAATGACATAGAGCTGGGGAGTCTGGTTAATATCCGAGGTGTTCTTCACAGTAAGGTTAAACTGTAGGGTGAAGTTGCCTACAAGTGATGGGGCTTGTCCGGACTGTAGGGTAATGTCTTGCGAAGGCTTCAGAACAAGAACTGAACCGACCAGAGGCACGACTTGACCTTGCTGACGAGCCGAATAGTTCTGAGGGGCAATCGCACTGGTAGAAGCACCCGCAAGAGCCGGGTATGAACCAGACGAGCTATGGGCTTGACCGATAAAGTTGTTCCAATCCATATCCAAGCCGTTCTTTACTGACATATTAAACAACTGTTCTGTTGTCATAGACGACAAGAGACCACTAAAGTTGTCAAAATTAACACTTAGAGGGTTAGAGATGCCGTCATTGCGTGAAGCGAGAGGGAAATACCAATCAGCATCATTCAGACCGTATGATGCTGGACGGCAGAACACAATCAGCAAGTCTGGGATACAAGGCAGAGTAATCGTCTGCGAGATAATCTGACCCGTAGCACCCGGAGCGATTTCACCGTTCTGATACTGGGTAATGTATCGTGGAAACTCCATATAGGGCACTACTGACTTCGGAGGCAGTGGGACATCAAGAGATGGCGTAAGGAACTGACAATTCAACACGCTCTGCTGGAAGACATTACCACCCGCAACGAGGTTGTTGTAGGCGATATTTGTCAGAGTGCGACCCGCCCGTTGCGACTGACGGATTACACGGGAAGGTGATGATTGGAGGTTCATAATTAGCTGAATGTTATTGATGCCGAACAGACCCGTATCCCATTCATACTCATCAGCAAACACGAAGGGCGAGAGAACGATTGGCTCAGCCGAACGCCAACGGAAGTAGATGGTATGGACGAGGACATTTCCACCGGGCACGGTGGGGGCAAAGGTAGGAATACCATTCACGCAAGAGTAGGTGGCGGGGGCGGTCGCCGAAACGAAGGCAACTGTTCCCGCACCGCCCGGTGGGACATTGGGTAGGGGGACACCCGTATCCGAAGTGAAGACCAACGAGGCAAGAGCACCGTTATTCACATTGTCATACTCCACCGTGCCGTCATAGGCTTGAAGGGGATTGCCGAGACAACCGAAAGCGTCGTTGTAGTTCGCCCACTTATCCATCATTGTCGGGGCAGTTCGGGCAAGACGATTACGCTTCTTGTCCGCCAGACGCAGAATGGGATACATAACATCTTGGGAATTGATTACAGAAGTTGTATCGTTAATCGTGGCAGAAATGGTAGAAGCAAGGGAGTTCAGAGGGAGCATAGCAAGGGCAAAATCACGACCGGGGACAACCAGCGAATCACCAACGGCGGGGAGGGAAGCAAGGGTGAGGGTCATAGACTGAAAACAAGTGCTACTCCACAGCACTTTTCTATCAACAAAAACATTTTCTGACGGCACATACACATTGTAAGTGTGCTGAGATGCTGTGGCGGCAATAGCATTAAACGGAGCATTGGTAAGGGATAGAGCACCTTTCTCCACCGCAAACTTCGGGCGGGACTGAACGATGCGTGAATCAAGCACGGCGAGTTTCTCAATGTCGGCACTCATCTTCTTATACTGATGCCTCAGAATAAAATAAAGGAAATTAATCCGTAAGGATAGACTTTTAGGAGTATTATCTCAAAAGCCTATCAGCGTGTTGTAGCGAAGCAAGACCGGGGGGAACGGGATTTTTCAGCCGGATTTTCCTTACGAGGCAGAGCCATAGCGAAAATCTGACGAAATAACCCCGTCCCCCCCGTCCCACCGGACTGTTTATTGCTTACGCCTAAACATAATTTTAATACTTACGCTGGAGAGATTATACATATTCAGCGGATACAACTGGGAGTTCAGACGGTTCTTCCAAAAGACTTGTATGTCAATGTTGCGGAGTTCTTGCTTGGAGGGAGACATAGAAGACATACGATACTCCGCAATCGGTGTGTAGTAGATGAACTGACGATAGAGGTCAGCACCACCCGGTGCGGTGTCAAGGGCAATGTCCGTAATGATAGGGTCAAACGCAGAAGCCGTAGTAGGGGCAGAATTACCCAAGTTGGTAGAGCCAAGAATGTTCGGGGCGGAGGCGGATTCGGTCTTAATGGGAATGAGCGTAGTAGTAAATACAATGGAAGAGCAAGGCGACCACAAGGAATCAACGCTCTTATAATCTTGCTCGTTCAACCAATAGACCTTCTGAGCCAATAGCGGGACAAAACCCAGTGGAGGCACACCCGACTGAGGGGGGACACGGTAATCCGCCACATTAGAGTAAAACTTATTACTTACCGTCATTTCATACACATAGCCTTCCGGGACACCCAGCGGGAACGCTAAGTAGGTTATACCGTCATAGACAATACCGCAACTGTTAGGGACATTCGCAATGTTCCAGTAGATAGTAGCAAAGTTCGCAAAAATACCACCCATATTCGTATTCATAAAAAAGCGTAGGCGTGGCTGAGTCTGGGGACTCGCCGTTCCGGGCACATAGGGAATGGGGGTAAAGGTAGTAAGGCGTTGTCCGAAACCATCACTGTCGCAAAACACCGTAAAGCGTTGCGAAGTCTGATTATACACAATCTGAGGCGTCTGAACGATGGCTTGGAAAGACGCAAAGTTCGCATACGGGAAAGGGTCGGTTATACCCAATGCGACTTGTGCCTCCGCCCAACGAACTTGAAAGGTGGCGTAGAGCAACTGATGTGCTTGTAGAATGGTCGCATTGATAAGGTTCGCCCAGTGCTGATAAGTAAGAACCCAGTAGTAGCGTGAGCTAAGGTCTTGCGTCGTTAGAGGAACACGGGGGGTAGGGGCTAAGATAGGGTTCTGCGTTTCGGACACATATTCTACGAAAGTGGGGTTAGGTGCTACATTAAAGGCTACTACGCCAACATTTGTATTCCACGACTGCTGATAGGAGAGGGCAACACCATAAGTAGTTAGATTGACATTCGTTTGCCCTACCTCTATGTTAGGAATAAAAAGCGGTAAATCACGGTTCGCACCGTTCATTGTAAATCGGATAATAGAAAACTCATACTCGGAGGCATCTTTAAGAAGTGCCGTATCACGGGTTTCATTAAAGCGAATCTGTGGGTCAGCCGTCGCAGACAAATTACTAATCGCATTGTTGCTATTACCCAAGTCCTCTGTGTTATTGTTGATAATATCACAGTTGTAATACAAATAATCCGGCTGATACGGAGTTCCGCCTACTGACTCAAATGAACCACGATTGTAAGCCATCTTCTATACCAATAGCACATATTATTTCCGTAGCTTATCATAAGTTATACCAGACACAAAGTCGTCGGGGGACAAATCACTGGACTTTATAATCTTATCATACCGGTCAAGAGAATATGGAGCATACAACAACCTAACACAACAATGGCGACCACAAGTAGCCACATTACCAGACTCTTTCTGAAACTGCTTGTTATTGTAAAAAACCGGTTTTCCACTCTCTCGTAGAAGACGGGTCAAATCGGGACGCTCCACATCAAGCATCTCTAACCGACCCTTTGTCATTCCACCTTTTTGGGCGGTGTCCGGGGCATCTCCATAACTATCAAAAAAATCAATCTTGTTTGGACGGTTAATAAGGCAAGTCCAATGACCCGATGTAGGGCTCACATTGGGGAATAGAAGAATCGCCCTACCCTTCTTATCAAACATTTCGTTAATATTTCGTAGCCCCTTCAGTTGTGGATAATTCCAAATCTTAATGTCATTCCCCAGTATCTTACGAATGTCATCATCTCCAAGCGGATACTGCTTTACTTCTTTGATTCCACCCGCCATCTAATCGGTATAAGATTAAATTATCTATTATAGTAGATAAAATGTCTGGACTTTACGCACAGTGGAATCCATCAACCACTTATGTTGTAAGCGACATTGTAGAGTATGCTGGATTTACCTATCAAGCAACGGTGATTAATGTCAATGTATCCCCCCAACCTACTACTCCGACTTGGACGCTGATAGGTGGTTCGGGCGGTGGCGGTCTTGTGAATACCATTACGGCGGGTAATACGAATATAACAGTTAGTGGAACAACCGCTAATGTTGTTCTCTCTGGAACACTCACTGACCTCACCAGCAGTGTAGCGGGAAACAACTACTATATGGCGGGTATGTATGCTCCTCCCTTCGGCACTTCAGCGATTGTCTGTGCGGGGACAGACACCTTCCTCATAGAAGACACGCTCTTCACCCCACTCCTTGCGGTTTCTAACACGGGTCTTGTATTGGGCGGTGGTGGAACGGCAACGACTGTTCCCGTTCAAGCCCCTACTGTCGCTTCCGCTTTAGACAATACGACGAATGTCGCAACAACCGCATTCGTTCAGTCAGCGATTAGCGGAGGCGGGTCTGCTACTATCGCCATAACAGAAACCAATACAAACGCTGTGTTCTATCCTACATTCGTGTCTGCGACGGGTGCGGGTCAGACGCTACGAGCGGACACGACCACTACCGCATTCTCTATTAATCCCAATACGGGCGACTTTACTGTAGGAACAACACTCAACCTTACACAGAACACAGTAGCCGTCGGTAAATCGTGTGGTGTGGGTTCTCTTGTAGGAGCGGTCGCAATAGGCTTTGGAGCGGGTCTCACCTCACAAGCGGGTAATACAGTCGCAATTGGACGAGATGCGGGTGCGACCTCACAAGCTCAGAACGGTATAGCGATTGGTAGGTCAGCGGGATTAACGGGACAACTGGTAAGTGGTATAGCGATTGGAACAACTGCTGGAGAAACAAATCAAGGGACAAATGGTATAGCGATTGGTGGTGGTTCGGGACAAACGACACAAGGGACTTCGGCTATAGCGATTGGAGTGAATGCTGGAAACGCAACACAAGGAGCGGGTTCAGTAGCAATTGGTAGTGCTTCGGCAACAACGACGCAAGGAGTTAATTCGGTGGCGGTTGGACTTAA